TAGAGGCTCTTGAGCAAAAGATGAAGCCGTTAAGAACCAAGCTATTTCCAACGACTGAAGAAAACCAAAGAATACGGACTATGCAGGCCGCTTATTCTGATATTCTTAATGTGCTTCAATCAAAAGGTCAAAAAGAAACGCAGGTGGCTATGGATGCCGAAAAAGCATCAAAGGATGAAATCGCCGCCGCCAAGGAACTTATAGCCCTTGAGAACACAAAACTCTTAGCCCTCACCGAAGGAACCACGGCCTATTACAACCAACTCGTAAAAGTCATTGATGCCCAAAAAAACCTTGCCAAAATTGAGTTAAGGGATAGGCCAAGGCAAAGGGATTTAGAAATCGCAAAACTTGACAAAGAATTAGAGAAGGCAAGAAAGATGGCTGATGAGAAATTAGACAAGGAGAACAGAAAACAAACAGAGCAGCGGCTTGAGTTAGCTGTCGTTGCTGCTAAAAAAATTGTTGAAACCACAAAAGAAGGAACGCAAGAAAGGGCCAATGCCGAGAAATGGTTGGCCTTGGAGGTTGCTGAGCTTGAAAAGTTTAAGGTGACAATATCCACCGATTCCGAGGAATTGAAGGCAGAAAAAATAGCCCTTATTAACGAGGGGCTAAAAAACAAGCTCAAAAAAATAGACCTTGACTACGCTAAAGACCAAAAAGAAACTCAAGACAAAATTGTTGAAGGCCAACGAAAAGCCCAAGAAAAGATTGCCGATATAATCCAAAAGGCCAATGACCTTATTGAGAAAACGCAATTAGACACATACAGACGGAGAAGGGCCATTGTAAAGCAACAATTTGAGGCAATGGCTAACGACATCAAAGAGGCGATGTCTCAAACGGGGGACTTTGAAGCCTTGGCCCAATTAGCCAAAGCCCTTTCGGGCGTTGAGCAAGCAGGAAAGAAAGCCATATCAAGCCTTGACTTAAACCAAGTCGGAGAAGTGATAAACGAAATTGGCGGCCTGTACTCTTCGGTAGCAAACATTCAGTCAACGCTTTTGAACAACGAAGCGATTATGCTGAAAAGACAACTTGACCAAAAGTTGATTAGCGAGGAGGAATACAATATGAAGTCGCTTCAACTTGAGAAGAAAAGGTTTGAGCAAGAGAAACAGGTTGCCACATTGGAGGCCACTATTAATGCGGCTTCTGGTATCGTTAAAGCGGTTGCAACGGGCAAGTTTTGGCAGGCCGCTTTGATTACGGCAACGCTTGCCGCCCAAATTGCCGCCATTCAATCTCAGCAGTTTCCAGGATTTAAAGATGGGGTAATTGATATTAACGGCCCTGGCACCGGCACATCCGACAGCATTCCTGCAAGGCTCTCTCGTGGCGAGTCGGTGATGACTGCAGACGAGACGAAGCGATACAAACCCGTTCTTCAAGCCATCCGGGACAACAACTTTGAGGAGTTTGTCTCCAAGCGATACATTGACGCAATGGGGAGTCAAAATGTTTCTTCAGCCGTAGGCAATTCGTTTGCTGAAAACTTGACCAACTCGTTTGACCTTCAAACCGCAGAGTTAGCGCATTTGTTAAAGCAGAACAGGAAAGTTGCGATAAAGAATGTTGACGAAATCGCAAGAGCTATGCGTAGAGAAAGCACTTCGGCTAAGGTAATAAACAGAAGGAGATTCAGATGAGCTATACGGTAATTCTTGATGGAGTAACCTTGCAGAACGAGCCTATGGGCTTGATGGATGCAAAGTTGGAGGTGTATAGGGATAATCAGAATCCTGGCATTTTCAATGCCTTCATTTCGGATGTGACCTTTTGGGGGGATGGCTATGACATCCTGCTCCCATATTTTCAGTCGGATGAAACCTGCAAGACCGTTAAAGTAAAAATCATTGAGGATTGTGCTAATGGCTTGAATTTTGATGGAATCATTTATGTTGAAGACCTTGAGATAAATCTTGACAAGTGCAATATCTCCTGCTCCATTGAGGATGATTCTATTATTGGGCGAATCACGAGATTTTCTGACACGAGAGTCCCAATAAACACAGGGCAGAGTATGTCTCAAACATCCGAAGGAGGTGTAACTCTTACGGATATAGGATCTATCAAGAACACCCCTTATTACGACTCAAACACATCTTCCTACACGACCATTGAAAAACGATGGTTTAACATTCTTGAAACGAGCGATTATGTGCTGAAGTATTTGACGGATGGCAAGTGCGATGCCAAGAGCGTTTACTTGAGCGATCCATCAAAAGTGTATCGCCCAGACACCTGGCAGATAACGGTCACTTTTGCTAATCTGCCTTCCGTTGTTGTTCCTGCCGCAAATTGGTGGACTGTTACCTTCAAAATTTCTGGAGATATTTTTGGAGAAGACATCTTCATAAGCTCTATTCTTTCGGGGCTTCAGCCTTGGGCCGCTGCCTACAACTTGGCGAATGTCCTCAGTTCCCACACTTGGAAAATTCTTCAGCCTGGAACGATTGACTTCAGCAATGACGATGTGAACCGAGGCAACATCCCAACGAGGGCTTTCTCGCTGTATTCTCCAACAAATCTTCCTCCTAATCCAGCTACGGATCCTGCACCCATTTATTTGGAGTTTCCTTGGAATGTCTCAAACATTGAGCTTGTGGATGTTAGAAATTGGAACGACACGGTTTCCGACTTAACAAGGCTTCAAGTAACAATAACAAGCCCTGCGAGTGAAGCTGGCGGTGCAAACACAAACTTCAATTACGGAGCCAACAACTTTGTATTTACTTCAGGAAATGTTCTTCGTGCGCCATCGGCAAGTCAATCGGCCCCTTTTGTTGGTAAGGAGGAGATAATGAATGTTTCATTCAGCGACTTATCATCGGGCGTTTACGGACTTTTCAATTTGTGCATCATCCCAAAAAGAAATCCTGACGGAACCTACACGATTGAGCTTGAGCCAGAGCCTGAAACATTTGACGCTTCAACTCAAATCTTTGAGGTCAATGATATTAAGGACTTGATGTATAAGCGTAGCGATGACTTTGTTTTCTCAAGCCTTGAGACCGGGCTGACCGGTTCCAGGACGGGATTCCCTCTGCATCAATCCACGGGATTCACAACCAATGTCTGCTCGGAGAACGCTTTTAATGCGACATCCACATTCTTCCCGTCCAACTATGCCGACATCGCCTTCCGAAGCGATAACCTCGTTGACGAAAACATTTATATGGCCGAGCTTTATACACCGAATCCGAACTCGGTGGCATTCTATCAAGTAACGAAATCGCAATTTGCGACAACAACATCGGGTCAAAACACGATAGGCCGACAGTCATATCAGGAATCATGCTATTCAGTCATAAATCACTTCGTGGCAAGAAATCATATCAATAAGACGAGGAATGGTTATTTGCTCAATGGCAAGGTTATCCCAAAGACCAACAACACTTTTCCTTGGTGGGACATTACAGGTCTTGATGTTTCCATTCGCAATGCCCTTGAATTTCAGTATCCAATTAAGACAAGCCAAATCAATGATATTTTAGCGAATCCTTTTGGGTATATCCTTTGCGATGGAAAGAAAGGGTGGATAAACAAAATATCGTATTCTATTAAAACAGGAATGACAACCTTTGAACTTCTGACCGAATGATTATACCAAATCAACCCATTGTGTGCGTGGATAGCACGCTAAGCACAAAAGACCTCGTTCCTGCGGATTGGAACAGCGAAACGAATTACTACCAAGGAGGCATAACGGTAACCCTGGGGGTTGGAGTCACGGTTTCTGGGCCAACCAAGGGAACGGTTGATTTTAGGAATCAAGGCAACGATTGCAAGAATGCTATTTTAAGAATCCACGTTAGCGGTATAAACTTGCCCGAAGAATGCTCCATTATTCTTAACGGCCTTAGCGATATAAGTATAACGACAACGGGATGGTGGCAGATACCGATTACAACAGCGGAGTTTAGCTTCACCTTTGATTGCCCAGATGCAAGCATTGACATTGACGATATGCACATCTATTGCTTTGATGTGGACGAGCCTCAATGCGACAACTGCAAGACGGGGGAATACTCTCAGCCTATCCTCATCAGCTTTTTTTCTTCTTCCTCGTACAACACCGAATCGTTGAGTGTTCAAGCCGAAGCCATCTTCTGCGATGAATCCATTGCTCCCAATTTCTGCGTTGGAGAGGATTGGACGCTATCGGTATCGGAGCCTTACGAAGATGAAACGGATTGGATTGCCCTTGGTGGAACACCGCCGAATTGCTATTTAACCGTGAGCGGAGGATGCGACCCGGCAGCGACATCTGCGTGGTCGGCCTCTGCCGAAGCCTCTATCAACCTGGTGGAGGAAGCGGCTTACAAGATTGTCTTGACCCTTGAGGAGTTTGACGATGAGTTCTGCGGCAATGTGGACATCCTCGTTGATGGTGTGGCCGTTGAGCAGGGGACTGACTTGGCTTGTCCAGGCGAGTACATTCTTTACTTTACCTGGACGGGAGCAACAGGCTCCTATCCCTTTGAGATTAATGTGGATGCCCAACTCGTTGACGGCAAGTACAAGGCCAAGCTTCGTGTTGCATCCGTTGCCATCTATGAATCCTTTGGCTTTAGCGTTACGCTCCTGCCATCCGATAGCCTTACCTCGGTTGATTACGCCAATAGCGCAAAGACAACCTATGTGTTTACGGGGTTCTACGGAGGGATATACTCCTACGCTTTCTCCTTTGGATCAGACTCTCGTGCCTCCTACTCGGAGTACGATTGCTTTAGGCTTGCCATAACGCAGAACCAAGGATGCGATGAGGAGATGCAATATTGCGTGACGGAAACTTACAAGTGGATTACGGATCCGTGCAACACCATCCGAGTCTTAGCATCCCAGGATGTGACCGACACGAAGGGGGCTTGCGCTTTCGGCTTCACCTATCCATCCAATGACGCATTCAACGGCGGTTTCTTCCATCGCACCAGAATCTATGGCGAGTTGAGAAATCCGCAATACGATGGCGAGGTCGTATCCTATCAGGATAGCGCAGGCCGCAAGAGGGTCGTGTATGCGGAGAGCCGGGAGTTCGTGGAGTTGGTCGTGAACCTATCGCCCAGGTATGTCCACAACTTTATGCGCCTCGCTTGCAGGCACGATATGTTCAACATGAACGACCTCATCCTTCCTGCTGCCGATTACTTTACTCGCTCGGAGGCTTACTCTCCGACCTGGGTTCGCACACGGCTCGTTGCCCCTGCCTTCCTTGAGGTTGAGGTGAAGGAGCAGAACTTACGCAAAGACCCTTGTTGCGATGGTTTGCCCGTTAATCCCGAAGACTGCGAAACGACTTGTGAGCCTTGTCCTGAGATAGGATAATTGCGTGGCGATTCGTTATCTTTGCAATTACATCGTGCGTTGTGGCCTGTCTGCCAATAAATGACGAGATTGAAATCCTTTAATTTTTAACAAAATGGCTTATTTAGAATACGGCTGTACTGCTTTGCCGAATCACGAGCTTGTGCTTTGTGGTGCTTACAACAGGGGCGGTATCTCTGCGATTGGTATTCTTGAGGAGGACGCATTTGGTACCGGGGCTACTTTTGCAACGGCTGCCGATTGGAGCAATGGTGCGAAATACACCACCGCTATCAACGCTGGAGACCTCAAAATTATCAAGAATGTTCGTGGAACGGTACCCGATGCATCTCCCGTAGATGTTGACAATCCTGTTGGATGTGGCCCAACCTCGCTCTTGGCTGGGTTTGACTTTACTGCCACCTGGATGGATGCCAACACAACCGATGGAAGCATTGACTTTTACAACGCCCTCAACAAGCGTGTAACGGGCTTGATTCTGTACCTGTGTGGCTCTAACGAGGTGATGGTGATCACTCAACCCGTGAACTATGTGTGCCTGCCGGTTAATGTCCCTGCTTCCAACAAGGAGCTTCAGATGTTCAACTGTACGGCCCGTGCTTCGCTCGGCCCAGACCAACTCCCACAGAAATACGTTGCGCCTTCAACCGCAGACGCTATCTTCGGAGTTTAAGTTTCGGTTTGGTTTTTTTGAATCCTCGGCCTTTGGTCGGGGATTTTTTTTATCTTTGCACAGATGAGTGCAAAAACAACAGGGATAGTGCTTATGGCTTTTGGAAAGTCAGCCTATCACGAAATGGCCTACAACTTCGCAATATCGGTGAAGGCGTTTGATAGAGACCTCCCAATTCAACTGATATGCGATAGCAAGGATGTGCTTTTGGGACACAAGTATTGGGTCTTTGACATTATCACCATTATTGACCAAGAAGACTTGTATTCTGGTGCAGGATTCAGTCCTGGCAGGGCCAAGACGAGGATGGACAAGTATATGGCCTTTGACAACAACCTATACTTTGACACGGATGGCGTTGCACTCAAATCCCTGCAACCATTGATTGAGGAGCTACTTGCGCTGCCAGAGGGCGGTTATTTCTATTCCCAAGTAGCGTCTTGGGAAGACCCAAGGGGAGGAACGCCCAAGGGCAACCTAAAAAGGGACGGCGCAGACTTCTTTGGCAATACGATGCAATGGGCATCTCTTGACACCATTTGGGAGTTTCACGAGCTTGACGATGATGCCGAGGTAACGGCCATAAACAGTTCCTTTATGTTCCTTCGCAAGGGCGAGAAGCTCACGGAGTTCTTTGAGCAAGTAAGGGACAACATTGACAACGGCATCCCGGTGGATAGGCTCAGAATGGCTTGGGGAGGCACTTACCCCGATGAACTTGCCTTCAACATCGCTTGCGCCCAATACAAGATTGACCCCTTTTGTGGCGTGAACCCCGTTTACTTTCAATACCGAAATGCTTTATCTGCCAAGACGATACCTTGGATGATGGAGAACTATTACATTCTCGGACTTTATGGTGGGCCTGGGTTTTCGCACAATTCTGCCTGGGAGCATTCTTGCGCCCTGCTCGGAGAGTATCACGCTAAGTTCGGATTGACTCACGAGTACAAGTGGCACAGCCTTGTCAGACAAAAGCACGCCGGACAACAAAAGCAGCTGATACGATGGAAATGAGCGGATTCATCTCGGTGATTACGACCTGCAAAGGCCGTATGCATCATTTGGAAGAGGCGTTACCGACCTGGCTCGCCCAGGAGGGTGACAATTACGAGATTATCGTGGTTGACTATGGAGACCCCGATAAGAGTGCCGATTATGTTGAGGACCTGAACGACCCACGAGTCCGTGCGGTAAGGCACGAGGCCGAAGGCTTTAACCTTAGCCACGCAAGAAACATCGGTGCCTTGGCTGCTTCCGAGAAGGCCGACACCTTTGTTTTTATGGATGCCGATGCCTTGATGACCAATTCTGCATTCCTTAACTACCACAAAATCAAGGTTATGGAGGGAGGGACATTCGTTACGGGATGGGGGTATGGCGATGGAACAGGATGCTGTATGATTTGGAAGGAGTTGTTTTACCGGGCCAAAGGCTACAACGAGATAGTGGATGGATGGGGAATTGACGATATTGACTTTTATTTTCGGGTGCAGGGTCTTGGGTTTGAGCAACGGCCTTTTCATAACGGCCTGATAACCATTAAGCACGATGACGAGGACAGGGTGAGGTTCTATGCGAACAAGAACATCTGGAAGACAAACGATGATAATTGGGAGCGTTCTAAGAGGGCATTTGTAAGCTGCATACCATGAGCATTAAAGTAAGAGCGATATGTAATTGGACCGATTCTGCGTCTTTGAACCGCAGGATTATGGAACAGTCCTTGTGGAGTGAGGCCGATGGCATCACCTTTGTTGATGACGATTCCTACGATTGGCTTGTGGTATTCAACGACAAAAGAGGGGCCGAGCCTCGTGTCCCAAGAGAACGAGTCATAGGCTTCATCCAAGAGCCACCAGACCACGATTTCTTTGACCGTGGCATTGGGGCCTATTGCTCCGTTGTTTACACTTGTACGGAGCCACAAGCCTATGGGATTGAGGGCAACTTGGTGGGCTTTCCGAGCGGAATGTTTTACCACATGGATGGGCCTTTGTCGGATTACCTTGACGGCTTTGAGAAGCGAAGGGTAGTAAGTATGGTGACGAGCAACATCGCCCACGGCTTTTACCTGTTTAGGTATAAGATAGCCAAGGAGCTTGCCTCTTGCGGATGGGTTGATGTTTATGGCCGTGGCTTGAATGTAAGGGGATGCAAAGGCGAACTCGGCAACAAGGCCGATGGTTTGATCCCCTACAAGTTCTCGGTATGTATGGAGAACGGTATTTGGGACGATTACATCTCTGACAAGATTATTGACGCTGTTCTATGTAGAACCATCCCTATTTATGTGGGTGCCAGAAACATCCACGAGCATATACCTTTCGCCATTCGCCTTGAATCCTATGGCAACGCATCCTTCGCAAAGGCCGAGATTGAACGCATCGTGTCTTCGGTTGATTACGATTCGCTTCTGCCCCAAATGAACGATTGGGTTCGTAAGTATGCGAACGAATACACGATTTACTCAAAGATTAAACAAACCATTCTAAACCAATAAGTTATGCACGCACAACAAGTAGATTTCATTAATGTCGTTAAGGCAAGATTCCACGAAATGTTCAAGGGTAAAAAAGTTTTGGATGTTGGAAGTCAAGACATAAATGGTAGCAACTTGCAATTCTTTGAGGAATGCGAGTATTTGGGGATGGACATTGGGGAGGGCAAGAACGTTGACATCGTTGCCTATATCCACGAATGGATTGAAGAAACAGACGAGCGTTTTGATGTGGTTATTTCTGGGGAGATGCTTGAACACGATAAGTTCTGGAAGAAGAGCATTAAGGCGATGTACAAGGCTTGCAAGCCAGGTGGCTTAATCGTTATTACTTGCGCTGCTCCTGGAAGACCAGAACACGGCACCGCCAAGTCTGAGGGATGGAACTCTCCATTCACAACCGATTACTATCGCAACATATCGGACAAGGATATGGAATTGGCCTTGAAGGGATGTGAGTTTGAGGAGAAAGAAATATCCATCCAAGGTTGGGATATGTATTTCTGGGGCGTTAAGGCGAAATAATGTATATCGGCATAACGACCTTTAAGGAGCGTTTCCGTTCCCACCTAATCCCCTTGATTGAGGATTTGAGTGGTATGGACGTGATTGTTGCGGTAAACGCTTCAAGCAAGACGGGCCTTGACAACGAATACCGAAGGGATATGCTTCGGTTTCTTGCCGATCACGACAATGTAAGCCCCATCTTCTACCAAGAGATGCGAGGCTTGGCAAAGATGTGGAACGATTTGGTTGTCCACTCTCCGACCTCCCATATTTTAATTCTGAATGACGATTTAAGGGTGAGCAACAAAAAGGCCCTTATGGACAGGGTGAGTCAAATAACGACCACCCAAGCTAATATGTTCGTGCTGAACGGCTCTTGGTCGCACTTCGTGACCTCCAGGAAGATGATGCAGGAGTTGAATTGGTTTGACGAAAGGCTTTTGGGATTCGGAGAGGAGGATGGCGATATGATGTACCGGCACATTGAAAACTATGGGTTTATGCCTCCATCATTTGAATGCCCCCATATCCATAATGTCTCAAGCGATGTGAGGGACAATGGAGTAAAGCCTGGTGTGGCCAAGTATAGCCTTTTCAACCGTGCCTTCGCTGGGTTCTGCGAACACGACATCCCTAATCTGCCGAAGAAGTATCAGCCAGAGCGAAACGGAATCCAGGCAATGTTCAATGTCCCTATGAGGAATCAGCTTGAGAACAAGCAACAATACCCTTACGAATCGTTCTTTGATGAGTTTAAGGCATACTTGTAATAGCGAATTATGCCTTAATTTTGAGCATAAAACCATTCCCAATGTGCAAATGCAGAGGCGGTAAAAAGCGATAGCCATGACAACAGAGGAAATTCTCCCCCTGTTAGACAAAATCATAACGGAGTACAAGAAGTACGAGGTTAAGAAAAAGTCTGACAAGTTTTACATCCCCGATTTCTACCCGACCTATCAGTCTTGCGTGGAGATGGAGATGAGGCTTCGGATCCACTCCGATTACGATGCCTTCCCCGAAAAGCTGTTCCGGGAGAAAGCCCCCAACGAACTCCCTCACGAGTTCAATTATCGGAAGAACATCTACAAACCCATCACGGTACCTTATTTCCATAAGGCCGTAAACATCGCTGGGCGAGTGTGGAACCGGCAGAATTACGAGGTTCGCTTTGAGGACGCTTCCCAGGAAAGGTATTTCAACGAGGACTATCCTCGCTTTGGTTCGTTGGAGAACTATTTCCAGCAGATTGTGACCTTTATGACCTTGACCGACCCCAATGCGGTCTTGGCCGTTATGCCTACCGACCTCCAATACTTTGAGGACGGCACCTTCAACGATACCGTTGAAACCACGCCTGTGGCCCATTGCTTTCACTCCAAGCGAGTGTGGGGATGGAAGGAGGGCGAGTATGCCTTCCTAAAGGCTGATTACGGCTCCGAAGTTGAGCATGGCCGTACCAAGACGGATGATGGGTTGGTCTTCTACATCTTTGACAAGAACGAGATTCAGATAGCCAAGCAAATCGGCAAGAAGGGCGATTACGAGTTTGAGATTGGCCTTTACTATCGCCACAACCTCGGCTATTTGCCTTGCACAAGACTCGGAGGCATTTCGGTGCAGGAGCATGGCGATTACTATTTTCAATCCTTCTATACCCCTGCCATCCCTGCTTTGGACCAAGCCGTGTGCGACTTCAGCACCTTGCAGATGTCCAAGTTCAGCCACGCTTTCTTGCAGAAGTGGGAATATGTGGATGAGTGCGACAAGTGTAATGGCTCTGGGCAGATTGAGGAGGCGTTAGGCTTTGAGGAGAAGGTGGCCATTGCCTGCTCTAATTGCGGAGGCTCTGGCACGAAGCGGATGTTCGGGCCGATGTCTGTGTACCAGGTGCAGACCCCGAACCGCTTCACGACCGAGGTGGAGACCAAGGTGAACATCCCTCCTGCCGGGTTCATTGAGTTGGATCCACAAATCCTTGACTTCTTAAACAAGCAAGTCATTACCAATATCCAGATGGCCTTTGAGCTGTTGTCCATTGATGTAATGAACAACGAGAAGATTTCGGGCCGTGAGACCGCCACGGGTAAGGCCATTGACCGGGAGGAACTGTATTCCTTCCTGCTCCGTTTTGCCAACACCATCTTTGCCGATTACGAGTTCGCTATGGACACGATTGGGAGGATGCGTTATGGGGGTGCCTGGAAGATGCCTGCGGTTCGCTATCCGCAGAACTTTGAGATGCGCACCGATGCGGAGTTGACCGCAGAGATTAAGTTGGCCCCGACCTTTTCCAAGGCGATGTTGGCCCAGCAATACCTTGACACTCGCTTCCCCATCCAGGAGGAGAAGAGTGCGATAATGAAGTTGAGCGTCCAGGTTGACCCCTTCTTCAATCTTGAAACGAGGGATGTCTTGGCGTTGGTTGCTTCGGGCATTGCCCCCAAGTGGAAGGCGATAATGCACTTTGAGTTGGAGTCCTTGATTAAGGAGGCTTTGTCGGAGAACGAAGAGTTCTTGACGCTGACCTTGGCCGAGCAGAAGGCGGTGTTGATAGAGATGGCCAAGAAGTTGGTGCCAGAGGATGAGGGTTCGTCCAGGATGACTCCCCAAAGCGTTATGAACGCACGGACGGCTATCCCTCCTGCACAGGCAGAGGACGAGGACGAAGAGGGCGAGGAGGACGAATCGTAATATGACTTTAGAGCAAATTCAGTCCAAGAAGCAGAAGAACTTGGACACGATTGGCGAGGAGTTTGGCAAGCAGGTGGAGGAATCGCAGAACGAGGTTCTGCCTCTTATCATTGCCCTGCTCGCTTTATTCAGTTACGACAAGAACGGCAATATATCTTTTGACACGGCCAATTATGCTCGTGTCAATGCCTTTATGGATGGAGTGGATGGGGCCGTTGCCGGGAGCAAGTATTTTGATGCCTTGGTCTTCTTGATGGACAAGGTGGATGCCCAGGCCGAACTTACCAGGGAGATGTACCGCAAGATGGGCCTTGACCCCGATGCGGTTTCCGGCATTGATTACGAAGCCCAAGCAACCTCTATGCTTGAGGACTTGACGAACTTTAAGTCTGGCTTTTCAACGGCCTTGAGAAACTTCATCCTTGCGTCTATTGCCGCTGGCTCTGACCGAACCGCTTTGGAGGAGGGCATTGCCCAAATTGTGAAAGGGGGTGCTGGAAAAAAGGGGTTGCTCTTTGACACGGCCACGCTTACGGCTGACACGATGTTTGCGGTCATTGACCGCTCTTTCACCTTTGCGATGGGCGAGGCTTTGGGCATTAAGAAATACTTGTACGCAGGAGGCTTAGTAAACGATTCTCGGCCATTTTGTGTGGCGAGGGATGGTAAGGTATTCACGAAAGAAGAAGTGCGCTCCTGGGGCAAATTAGGAGATTGGAAGGGCAAGATTGTCGGCACCGATGAATCCACCATTTTTATCTACTTGGGAGGCTATCGTTGCAGGCATTGGCTTGTCCCTCAAGTTTAGTTTACCCATTATTGTTTATATTTGCGGTACAAACCTAAAACCTAAACCTTTAACCTTATGAACGAAAGAATTACAGGACGATGCGTCCCTGTTCTCCGTGCGGATGGAGAGCAGATTCTCGTGACCATTGCGGTTGCGAAAAACACCGAGTTTCTCAAAAAGTACGGTATGCGTATTCTTGACGAAACGCTACTCCACGCCACTCCCGAAACCTTCTCGGCCCCTATCCAGGAATTGCCTAAGCGCAGACCGATGTTGGTGGACCAAGAGCCTGTGGCCGTTGTTTCAACGCAGGAGTTTATGGACCAGACCCCCGAAGTCCCTGCCGATGAAGAGGTGTTTGAGCAAGAGGTAGCGACCGAAGAGGAGCAGGCCGAGATTCCAACCGAAGAAACCACAACCACTAAAACCCGTAGAAAATGAGCATAGACTCCAAAGAGATGGCCAAATGGCTGTTTGACCAAGAGAAGGACTTTGAAAGCCTTGACCAATTCAAGGAAGAACTTGCCAAGAAATATGTCGCTCGTGAGGTGGCCGTTGATGACGAGGACATCCGCAACAAGGTAACGGGCAAGACGCTCGGAAGCCTTGAGACTAAGTTCAAGCGTTCCTTCAACCTCACCGAGGAGGATGTCAAGGGGAAGAAGTTGTCGGATTTGTTTGAGGTTGCCCAGCAGCGCATTCAAGCTCAAGTGGATGAGCTGAAAACTCAAGCCCAAAACAGCGGTAAGGACGATGAGGCTTACAAGGCTCAACTCGCTGAATTGAAAAGGCAGAAGGGCGAGTACGAAACCTTGGCCGGGGAGTTGACGCAGAAGTTGGAGCAGAAGGAGGTGGAGTCGCAGAAGGCCATTGAGAATTACATTGTGAACCAAGAGGTTATGAAGATTAAGGCCAATGTGCCTTGGAGCGATTCGGTCAATTCCCTTGCGAAGAAGGGCTTTGACATAGAATTGAATGAAAAGTATATCTTTGCATTGTCGGATGGGAAGTTAACGGTGACGGATAAGCAAGGCAACCAAATCAAGAATGATAAGGGGACTGCGTATCTTTCGCCCGAAGAGTTGGTAAGGAGTGAGGCTGAGAAGGCTCAAATGCTCAAGAAAGCAGGAGATGCCGGTAAGCAAGACACGCCTCCAATTCGGACTTCTTCTTCCAGCAAGGAAGGTACTCGTGGTGAGCGTTTTCTTCACCCAAGGGCCATAAAGCATAGAGAAGAACTGAACGCACGATGATGTGTCAAGAGGGACAATAAGCCTCATGGTGCCTGGCTTGGCAAGAAATAGCCGACAAATCTTTATTTCATTTTAACAAAATGTCATACGCTTTTAATTCTTTCGTATCGTGTCCGAACATTCAGGAGCGGTTGGATGCAGGCTATTTCAATGCCGACCCAACGATGTTCCCAGGACACATCAATACCCTTCGTGCGGTCACAAGCCCCATGAACGAATCGGGTATTCTCCAAAACCAAATTGACACCAAGAACGGCCATTATCGCCAAGTTGAGGTTGTCTATCAGCCAAGGATGACTGATAGCACCACTTCAACCTCTGCGACTTTGAACTGTGCTGCGGGTCCTGAATTTGGTGAAACCTCACGGGTTTACAACATTGACCCCAACACCGGTGCATCTCGCCGTTGGTCTATTGGCCTGGACGATTTGGCTCCTCGTTGTGAAAATGACGAGTCCTACATCGCTCGCCAGTTGGCCATGCATATGCAGGCTATCAAGCGGTACATTAACCAGGAGGCCGTTACATTCATTGGCACAAACAATGGCTTGTACTCCTCTGACCCAGGTTCTACCGTGAACGTGGCTCGCACCCTGTTGACCACTCGGACCAAGGCTCAAAACGTATCTTACGTTTATGCCGATGACTTCATGTCCGATGTGATTTATCAGTATCAGTTGGCCGAGGCTTGGGACCGCCCCATCATCATCGGTGGTGAGCTTGTCCAGAAGTACATGACCGCATTGAAATCTCATTGCTGTGCAACGGTGAACGTTGACCTTCAGCAAATGATGAACTCCGATGCTCAGTCGTATTTCTTCTTTGAGCCTCGCATTGGCGCTGCCCAGGGCAACGCTAACGGCTTCGCATTCCTCGCCCCAGGCGGTGTGCAGATGATCCGTTACAACGCCTTCCGTGGTGCTGACGGCATCCGTGTAATTGATGACCAATCCATCAAGAAGGGTACGATTTCCGACCCCGAAACCGGCTTGGAATTTGATTACTATGCCCAGCTGGATTGTAACCAATGGAAGTTCTTCATGGGTCTTTCCTACAAGTTCGTGACGCTTCCTTCTGATGTGTTCTTCTTGAACGATCAGCTCCGTGGCGTGAATTACATCTTTGAAGGTACTGTGAACAACTAATCCTTCGGGTTGTGTGCGACAAGAAGGGGGTGCGAAAGCATCCCCTTTTTTGTTTTACCTTTGTCTTATGAGTAATTGTTGGGATAATTTAATTGGCATTCGTGGGCTTTGTTCTGCGGATGCACCGCCCATTAGTGGCCTTTATATCAACGACCTAACGGGCATAAGCCTCCGTGACCTTGACGCTGGCGTGAACGAGGAGGACAAGACCGCCTATACGCTTATTGAGCGCAAGATTGACCAAGCGGCCAATATGCTGAAAGCGGAATCTTTGGCTTATTTGCAGAGCCGTTGGAATTACACGACCTCGGCCTTCAATGGGGACTTAGGCTTCTATGGAGAGTCCGTTGAAGCATTGCCTGCTGCTGCGGTCTGGAGGGGCATAGGAATGCGTTATCGCCAGGTGGATTACATCTCCGTCACCATTTCTTCTATCAGCCTGTTGCTCCCAAGTTCGGGCGTTGTGCCGGTGAGGGTCGTTGATTTGCGAACAGGAGCGACCTTGGACACCTTCAATATCACCTCGGTAGCCAATGCGGTTACGAGGGTCGTGATTAACAAGACCTATCAGTCCAACGGTCAGATGTTGAACCTGGCCGTCCTTTACAATGCGACCTCGGTGGCTTCCTTCCAAACGGGTTTGTACCCGACCTATGGATGCGGTGGATGTGGCAGGAATTATCGTTGGACGGAGAATATGTTGGAGAGGGCTATTGAGATACCAACGAGTGCGCCTTTGCTTGACTTGAACATAAGCGGAGGAGCCTTCACGGGAGGCTTGAGTGTTCAGTATCAGGTCGCTTGCAGCTTTGATTCGCTCTTGTGCGCCCATGTCACGCAACTCGGCTATCCTTTGCTTTACAAGGCAGGGATGTTGCTATTGAAGGAGATGGAGTTTTCTAAGAGGCTGAATGGCGTGATTGTCTTTAATCGGGACATGAACCAAGAGTTGTCCAACTATTACCAAGCCCAATACGACCAATATATGCAACGATACTTTGAGCAGGCGAACCTGCCAGAGGACGGTTGTTTTTCGTGCAGGCAGAGGGTTAGGCAGGCTTCTCGCATACCTTAAAGAGGTGGATATTAAGGATTACATACAAAAACTTGAAACGCAGAAGTCTTCCCTGGCAAGGCACTTGGCTTCATCGCTTAACGAGGCGGCTCCGCAAACGCAAGAGCAAGAGGTTCTGCCGAGGATTTTTGAGAAGGGCCTGAAGCCCGATTTGGCCAAGATTGGGAACTATAAGAGCGACAAGTACAAGGCGGTCCGAAGGAAGGCTGGCCTCCAGGTGGCTTTCATTGATATGAAGTTCACGGGTGATTTGAAATCCGAGTTCAGCACTCCCAAGAAGAACTTGATTGGCTCCAAGCCCAAGGTTGAGTTTATGGTTGTGAGCGAGTTGAACACCAAGAAAGTTGTTGACAATGAAGCCCGTAGAGGCACTATCTTTGGGTTAGCGAGCAAGGAAAAGGCTTATTTCGTTGACCTACTGACCAAGTTATTCTTTAGCAAAGTATTCAAATGATAGCGACCCAGGTTATTGACGAGATATTCACTCGCTTGAATGCTTACAAGTTGGTGAGGCACACGGGCTTTGCTGAGTTGTTACCCGATAGGGACGGCAAGGTTATCCCGGCCATTTACTGCAACAACGGCGATTACAAGCACGTTGTGGACGATTACGATTGGAGCGAGGGCATTGCCTACATCCGTTACAATGGAAGGGAGCGTGCAGAGGTTACGGACGAGAACAACTTTATTGGGTGCCAGGACTTGCTCCGCATCGTTTATCCGTTGACCTTGGTGATTATTGGTAAGCGTAAGGGCAAGCGTCCTTACGAGGTCGCATCGCTCGTTCAGAGCAAGATTAGCGGTATGTACGAGGCTTTGGCCACGACTGTCGGTGCGGTGAGCATTGATGTCACATCCATTACGGCCAATTACTCCATCAAGGAGAACCTTGACACCGAGTTTGAGGGAGCGAAGGTTGTGTGGGACACGGCCTTGTATATGATTGCCTTGGACTTGGAGGTGGAGGTGATTGGCGATGCTTCTTGCCTAAACACCGAGGAGCCTTGCGATGACAAGACCCTGGCCGTTGATGGCCAGGATGATTTTTCTTACGATGGCGATAATGTTTTAACCTATTGATATGGCACGCAAAAGAATCAGGGACTTAGATGCCCAAGCATCCATTACCAGCACGCTCAAGTTAGCGGTTGACGATACCTCTTTGCCGGAAGCAAAGAGCATAAGCATGTCTCAGTTGGATGCTCGTTATTCCTCTGCTTTTGCCCCTTGCTTCATTGAGTGGTTCCAAATTACCGGAGAGGCTACCAACATATCGCAACAAAATGTCTTTCAAAAGTTCACCATAAGCTCTGCTGCCGCAGGGGTTACTTCTGCGAATGGACTTGCGGTTAACTCGCAGGGAAGGGTCACCTACACGGGGGCAACGGCAACCTTTCATGTTCAGGTGTTCGCCTCTATATCGGGGCAAAACAATGATGACATTCATATAGCGATTGGATTGAACAACTCTGTTTTAGCAAAGACAGACCAATCCCTCATATTGGGGTCTGGAGGGAAGGATGGCGGCGTTGGCACGCAATGTTTGGTAAGCGTTGCCTCTTCGGGGTTTTTGGATATTTTCGTTAAAAACGCAACGGCTTCAAGTGCCGTAACTTTGGAGAAGATTATTGTGATTGTTGAAAAAATAGGTTGATATGGCATTAGCACGGCTCACATCGTTTTCGTTTGGGGAAAGGCTCTTGACCTTGAATTATAGTGGCTCGGAGGTCTATTATGTCCCCTATGCCCATTTGATATCCTTTGAGTACGACCCCACGACTTTAGACCCCAAGGTTTACATCTATTTGCACGGAACGCTTGACAATGTTTTGTCGGTATCTGAATCCGAACTCGTTGCCATTGGGAGCAGCATTAGTGCGTTCTTGGCCTCGTTGCAGGGCGTGATGGTGAATCAGCTCTTTTGGTTTGAGATATGGGCGAATTTCCTCGCTCGTGCTAAAGCCAATTCTGCGTTGACCCCCGAACTCGCAAGCACTTGCGGTCGGTATTTCCGATACGAATTGAATCCTCCCTTGGTACCTACGGCCACGGAGGATTATGCAGACTTCTGGTACTTCAATCAGCGGTGCGACAACGATAGTGCCACCGTGAAGGAGGCATCGGCCTATAATTGTTTGCTCACGAGGTTTTCAACCTTAAATCCGAATTAACGATGTCTGACCCATCTTTATTGAATATCCCTTACCGCTTCAAGGCGAGTAAGTTGTATAGCCAAATCCCCGATAGTGGCTTGGGGGACTTTGTTGTAAGCCGTTCTGCGAGTAATGCAGCAACAAGGGTTAACGCTCAGGGCTTCATTGAAACCGTTGCCAATAATGTCCCTCGCCTTGATTACCCTTTGGGAGGGATTGCTAATGGATGTCCTGCGCTGCTCGTTGAGCCGAGTGCGCAGAATATTTGCTTGCAGAGTGCCGATTTCAATACGACTTGGACTACTGCGGCAGGGGCAACGGTAAACACGAATACTGCTATCTCCCCCGATGGCACGCAGAATGCAGACACCATTAACCTTGCGGCTGTCGCTGACTCAAGAATAAACCAAATAATAACAGTCGCTAATTCAACGACTTATACAATAAGTTGTTTTTACAAAAACATCGCATTAACCGCAGGACAAACATTCAATATGCGGTTTAACAATTTTGCCTCTGCTCCAAATAATCTTCTTGCCACAGCCACTATTGACCTTGTGGCAGGTACTGCAACATTTGCCGTAGGCGGGACTGCGGGTACGGGCTTTTCAGGAACTGCAACGGGTCGTGTTGAGAATTATGGCAACGGGTGGTATAGGGTTTCAATGACTTTTACGGTTGGTACTGCGGGTGGCAATGCGGGAGGCTTTCAGCCTGCACAAGTTGGCTCGGCAACGGCTCGCTCCTTCTATGCGTGGGGCGCACAATTTGAGGTCGGCTCCGTTGCCACCTCCTACATACCCACAACAACTCAAGCCATAACCCGTGGCGCAGATTTAGTGAGCAAGACGGGCGTGAGTTCCTTGATCGGGCAGACCGAGGGAACGCTTTATTGGGAGGGGTCTTTGGGGCAGATTGATAAGATTTTCTTTTCTATCGGGGCAAGCACTACGGAAACAATTCGCTTTGAAACAAGGAGCAATGGCCTTATGGAATTTTCCGTTGTATCAGGAGGAAGCAGTCAATGCACAATCGTAACATCGGGCGCAATAACGATTGGTCAATTCTATAAGATTGCTGGGGCTTACAAGCAGAACGATTTTATTTTTTATGTGAACGGCGTACAAGTCGGCTTTGATAATTCAGGCACGATTCCAACCGCATTGGCTCAAATGCAATTTTCAAGTTCTGCAACGGCTAACTTGAGTATTCAACGATGCAGAGCCTTGGCCCTCCACCCCACAAGGCTCACCAACGCTCAACTCCAGGCCCTCACAACCTAAGATATGTCCACTCCTTCTCTCCTAAACATCCCGTATGTCATAAAGGCGGGAACTCTTTACAGCCAAATCCCCGAAACAGGGGCAGGCGATTTTGTGGTAAGTCGTACGACAAGCCCCACGACCAATCGTTCCACGAGAATCAATGCCAATGGCTTTATTGAACTCGTGAACGACAATGTGCCGAGGTTGGATTATCCTCTTGGTGGAGCGGTGAATGGCTGCCCTGCGTTGTTGGTGGAGCCTGCGGCAACGAACATTTGCTTGCAGAGCGAGGATTTTAGCACGACTTGGGTTGCAGGACAACAAGGTACAGGCGTTAACGCCGCAATCACCACAAATGCGGCAATCGCTCCTGACGGGAATACAACGGCAGATTTGATTGTTTTTAATAGGGGCGCAGGCAACACTTCCAACGATAGGTCAACGCTGACACAACAACCAGCAGTCGTAAGTGGGACAGTTTATACGCAAAGTGTATATCTAAAAGCGGCAACTTCTGGTGATGTTGGTAAGCAAATTGGCATTCGCAATGTTGCTCAAGCGGGAGTTTTAGTAATTACACTCACCGCTAATTGGGTTCGTTATAGCAAAACGGAAACAGCCCCATCAACTTCGGGGTTTTGGCAATTCATTAACATCGGAGGAAGCACCGCTGATAATACCGTTAGCGTTCACGCTTGGGGCGCACAACTCGAGGTCGGCTCCGTTGCCACCTCCTACATCCCCACCACCACCCAAGCCATCACTCGTGGTGATGAGGTGATAAGAAAGACGAATGTCGCTTCGTTGATTGGTCAGGCCGAGGGGACGATTTATGCGGAGATTGATGTAAGGAATTTTGTGAATTTTTCAAGGGTCGTTGCTTTGTCAGATGGCACAAGCAGCAATACGATTAATTTGCAATTATTCTTAAATGGTGCTGTAAAAAGTCTTCGTGTAGGACTGACCTTTTTGGGTAGCGGTCAGGTTGATATTATTGCAGCAATGCCTAATGCCATTAATAAAATTGCGGTAGGCTATAAACAAAACGACTTCGTGGTGTACTTGAATGGGGCGAGTGTTGGCACGGACATAACTTGCAGCGTTCCAGCAATGAATAGCGTTAATTTGGGTAATATAAATGGAGTGAATGTCATTGCCGACCGCATCCGTGCCTTTGTTCTCTACCCCAACCGCCTTTCAAATTCCGAACTCGCAACCCTCACAACCCCATAAAAATTCGCCCATTCTTTAATAAATTTGACGCACTATGGCACTACCTACCTTAACCGCAACAACCTTCGGCTCAACGCAATTACGGCTCACATACGCTGACGGAAGGCAATACTTCCTTAATTATCGGGACATTATCTCCACGGAGCTTGATGCAACCGATGGCATTACAAAGGTGCGGATTTACCTTTCGGGGACTTTGGACGAGTCCATATTCGTGTCCAATGCCGACCTTGTGGCTCTGGGTACCACCGCAGCAGCATTCATCGCAACCCTCAACACTTACCTGTAATGGATATCAAGCAGGTATTGACGGAACTCGGCATTAATGTCGGGATGTCCGTAGGAGGCTTTCTCGGAAGCCTCGTCCTCGTAGGAAAGCAAAAGGGAGCATCTTTACGCACCCAACTCTTCTCCATCCTCGCAGGAACCTTATCTGCCAATTACCTTACCCCTCTCGCTATCACCTTGCTTGGTATTGAACTTGAATCCGCTCAATTCGCTATGGCCTTCCTTGTTGGCTTCAGCGGTTTGAGGGTCGTGGAAACACTCTCCAATTACTTCCATAAGAAAGTTGAATCCAAGGGCGATGAGTCTTGAGCAACGCCTTTCCCCAAGAGTCCCCAAGCTCGTTATAGACCGCTTCCTTGAAATACAGGAGCGGTTTTCTATTAATACCGACCTTCGGATTGCCCATTTCTTCGCTCAAACGGCCCACGAATCGGCCAACTTCACCACAACCAAGGAGAACTTCAATTACTCCGCCTCACGGCTCTTAAAGGTCTTCCCAAGGCATTTCAACAAGGACACGGCCAAGTTATACGCAAGGGATTACATCGCCATAGCCAACAAGGTCTATGCGAACCGCTTTGGCAATACCGAACTTGGGGATGGATGGAAATACCGAGGCCGTGGGTACATTATGACCACCTTCAAGGCCAATTACGCTGAACTTGACAAGCTCGTCCCCGAAGACCTCTTGGAGAACCCCGAACTCGTGGCCGGGAGGTATGCGATGCTATCGGCTGGCTACTTCTGGCATAGCCGTAAACTCAACGCCCTTGCCGACAAAGGCTCCGATGTCGCAACGATTACCCGAATCACCAACAAGATAAACGGAGGCATCATCGGCCTGGATGACCGCATCGCTAAGTTCAACGAGTTCTACGACCTGCTCACCAAAGGCCAAACCGCTTAATTATATTTGAACCACAAAACGATTCATTATGCCACTCACTAAAGCCAAGGGTTATGGGAAAAAAGCCACCCAAAAAGCCGTCTCCAAAAACATCAAAGAGCTTACAGAAGCCAACAAGTCCAAGCCTAAAAGCAAAAAGCGAAGTAAGGGTCAGATTGCCGCTATTGCCTATTCTGCTGCACGCAAGTAATTTTGAATGCTGAATAAGATGGAGAACAATACCGTAAAAATCCGCTTTGAGATTGACCTTGACCTCCTAAGCAAGCTTGAGGACTTGGCCGAAGAAACAGGGCAGACGATTAAAGAGACAATGGTTAAGGCTTTGACCGATTATGTTGAACTCTACGAGGACACGGGGGCAGAGTCGCTTGGCGATCACCTGGAGCCTTACGAGACCACCGAGGAGCTTGACGAGGACGGACAGATAATTCGGGTATTCCCCGAAGACGATGGCTGTTAACGACAAAGGCTACATCCCCTACCGGGGCATCCTGTTCGTTGTCCTGCCCATCGCCATAGGGCTTGGTTTCCTCATTTACACGATGAAGGATTCCCCCCGGCAAATCATTGACAAGCAACAATGCATCATTGACTCCCTGGAGCATCGTGTGGCCCCTTTACAGACCCGTAGAGACACGATAAGGCAAGAGATTGTAAAGACCCAAATCAAATGGCGTGAGAGGCTCATAGAGGCTTATGAAGAGCCTGAGACGATATGGGTGGAGGCGTATGTCCCCTTGATGCTTGACTCCTGCCAGGAGGTCGGTAAATTGCTTGCGATGCAAGTGGGGATTGGGGATTCTCTCCTTAGAACCTATGACTCCCTGCTAATCGCATACAAGGCCAAGGACTCGGTTTGCGTCAAGGCCATTGCCACGAAGGACAGTTTGGCTTTGGCCTATAAGGAAAAGTGGGCGCAAGAAAGAAAAAACGGGCGCATTTACAGAGTAAGTGCAATAATCGGGAGCGCATTGCTTGGCTCTTCTTTGTTTAAGAAATAATCCCTATATTTGTCACACCACTTTTAGGGTTGTGGTTTTCATTGGAATGCCCGTGAGTAGGCTTTAGGGTGCCGAAAGCGGGCTTTTTCCATTAATAGAATCGGTCGCAGGGAGTGAATGTGGCGAAGACCTGGACTTCCGGCCCACGCCGATTCTTGGACTTCTCTCGCTCCACTTTAAGCTTCATCCAATAGCCTCCCAAAGGCTTCGGGCCTCGGCCTCGCTCAACGTGAAAGCCCATATACCCGTCTGCCCATTCTTCTTTGTACGTTGCCGTGCGCACTTGATGAACAGGCTTTTGAAGCAGCATTTTGGTTGAACGGTCATAGCGGTGAATTATATTTTGGTGGTAATAAAGTTCGTGGACGTGGCCCTGCCAAGTGCAATCATAGCCTTCCACCATAGCGAGAATCCGCTGGTCTTGAATTACTCCCTTGGTGATGATTCCTCCGCCTGCACTCCCATGATAATAATGTGTTACGAAATTGCTGGTGTGCAAGTGGTCGTAATGCATCTTGAAATCAATAACGCCCCCATAGCCTCCTATCTCCACCTTGCTACCGCAGGAGTGGTTGAGGATAGCGACAAACCGTTGCAGGATGTCGGTCTCTTGGTGATGAATGATGCTCGTTTCGTGGTTGCCATAGCCCACCAAAAGGATGATGTCGGCATACGGCTTGAACCACTCCACCGCCGTGTCCACGATGGAGTCCAGGTACCGCCCATTGTTGTGTTCGGGGCGAATGTCCTCCTTGCTCCTGCGTGGATCTCCCTTCCCTTGCATTAAACAAAAAAAGTCACCATTGACGATGACTTTGACATTCCTTCTCTTTGCTTCTTCCAAATGGTTCTTCAACAGCTCCCGGTCGCACTTGGGGTTGTCCCAATGGAGGTCGGAGATAAGGAGAAACTCTTGCTCTCTACCGCATTCCACGGAGTGAACATTCTTGCTGTGTTTCGTTATCATAGGTTAGGTTAAGAGTGGGTCATCGTAAAGGTCATCCATTTCAATCTTGAAATCGGTCAGCACCGACTCAACTCGCTCCTGCATCTCTGGTTCATCGCTGAAGGTGTGGTGTTTAAGTTCGGCCAAGGCGAGGTACATCGCAGGGGCTTGGATGGCCTTCTTGTAATTGACCATATCCTGCTCGTTGTTCGTGTCAAACTCAATCGTTATTTTGGCCATTGTGTTTTTTTAGGAGGTAAACAACCGCTTCTTCAAAGGTTTCGGCCAAAGATAAAAGTTCATCCCTCACATAGAGAAACTCCTTTTTGTTAAATCGGAGGATAATCTTCTGAGCCTTAGCGTTGTCCTTCCTCTCCTCTTCCTGTTCCAACTCTTTTTCAATCTCTTCGGGCATCTGCCAGACATCTATACCGCAATCGGCCAAGAGTTGAGCATCCCACTCATTTGCCAAGGCATCGTAATCGTAATCCCCAAAGGCCGAGTTGTCCTTCAGGGCGATGGCCTTCAGTTTCTCCAAGGGCGTGTCTGCGGAGAGAACCTTGCAGGGTGCCGAATCGTAATTCAGTTCCTTCAAGGCTTTGAGCCTCATATTGCCCCCAATGACCACGAATGTTTCCTCCAAAGGAAACACGATAAGCTCCCGAAGCTTGAGCATCTCTGGGTCATCCTTGAGGCTTTGGACGAGCTTGTGGAAGCGGTCATCCCGGATAAGCCTTGGGTTCTTAGGAAGCCCCTCTATCTGCCCGACATTGTTGCGGAGCTTATAGAGTTTGATTTCTTTGGTTTCGTTGAGCATCTCGGTTAAAATAGGTTCTTTACCGCTTCAATCCTTGCCTTTGCTATCTCAACATACTCCGCCTCCCGTTCTATCCCGACAAACGCAAAGCCTTCCAGCATGGCCGCCTTGCCCGTTGAGCCTGACCCCATGAACGGGTCGAGGACCGTTCCGCTTGGTGGGGTTACAAGTCGGCAGAGGTATCGCATCAGGTCGGTGGGCTTGACGGTGGGGTGGTGGTTGCAGCTTGGCTTTTTACTATTACTCAAGCCTTGGTATGTTCCTCCTTCATCCCCAAAAACCTGCTTTGCCTCCAACCCCTCACACCCCTCGTCCCTATCCGCTTTGCTTGCTTTGGCGCAGTAGAAGAAGCGAGCGGCGCTGCCGGAGTCGCCATAGCCAACAGTTTCCATCGTCGCACCCATGCCGTAATCGCCAACGGTTGCACCATTCCTCCCGCCGCGCTTGCCGAATCCACCGCCAGCCTGCGGAAACAGCCCCACCACCTCCTCGCTCCCATCGTGGATGAAGTTGGCGGGCCAGCGGCCTTGGGAGTGCTGTTCATAGGGATTTCTATTTACATCCTTCCATCCTGATTGAGTTATGCCGTTTTCCTTTCTTTCAAAATCAATTTTATCCTCAGTCCCCACCCTACACGCATCCACGTTAATCGCACCCGTCCCGTGTTGCAGGACGTTCTCGGCTACCGTGCCAATCAAGGGCTTCCGAGCCACCGTAATCGGTTCAAGTGCGGGTTTGAGTGCAGTCCCCCAGCCTTCCCATTGCTTTGCTTCGGGGGTGGCGGGGATATTTCCAGCGTGTTCGTGATAACCTAATTCTCTTGCCTTGGTCATCCATGGCCTTTCATCCAATTCATTACTTAACCCTTTGCCAGCTGTGCTATGCGCTGTCATTTGGGTTCGTATAACCTCCCGCTCCGCACCTGCCGCCTTATCAATCGCCTTGCTCACGTCCAACGACTTCGGAAACCCCGACCCGTACACCCAAGCAATCATGTCCCGAATCTCAAAGCCTGCGTCCTCAATCCTTACCGCCATTCGGTGCTGCGTCCTCGTTCCTGCAAATGCAAGAAGATGACCGCCCGGCTTCAAGACCCGAAGGCACTCGGCCCAAATCTCAACGCTTGGCACATCGTAATCCCACCGCTTGCCCATGAAGGACAACCCGTAAGGCGGGTCGGTTACAACCGAATCAACGGAGCAGTCGGGGAGGTTTCGGAGAACGCTTAGGCAATCTCCGTGGTGTAGGGTTAGTCTTTCCATTTTGTTTTAGGGTAAATCAATTTCTCCGAAGAACGGTCTCCTGTCTGCGCTCTTGGATCCCTTGCAAGACCACAACGCCCTTGCGAACCAATTCGGAGAATGCGTCTCCGTTTTGATACCGGCAGAGCGAGAGCAATAGTTGTCCCCCTTCGGAGTGCCTGGAGCAATGGTATAGCCTGATGCCCCGAATTGCACGGTCTTCCCATCCTTGGTGGCCGTGTATTTCTTTCCTTTTGCGGATGACTTGGTTATCATCCATCCTCTGAACTCTGGCATAGCGTTTATTTTAAGCGTCTGATAATCATATCGTGCGGAGCAGGAGGCACACCGCCAAAGTACGCAGGAAGCGTGTAGGTGATGAGCGGTATGCGAACCTTGAAGGTCGTGGACACATCGTTAATCCATACCGAAGCGTTGTTGCCTTGGTTGGATATTAAGCACCTGACCTTCTGCCCGAACTGAACCTGGCAGAGGTAGCGTATCTCCCGAACGCCATTCACATACGAGGTGGCGTACATCTTGATGTATTGCCCTTGCTCGTGGGGCATCCAACATACCCTTACCGAATTTCGCTTGTGGTATGGAAATCCAGACACGCCCCAAAGCTTGTTGATGCCATAGCCTTCCAATCCTGTTTGCTTGTAAAGGCAAGACTCCGTGAACTCGTATTCCCTCCGCCATACCGTGCCTATTGTTGGGAGCATCGGGTCGTTCTCGGCCCAATTCTTTCCTTCCTTGATGACTATTCGTTTCATAGGCTCAAAATTAGTGGTTATTCGGTGAAATAGCTGTCTATGATGGCCTTGGCCGAATCAAAGGAGTTGGCCGTGCAAGCGAGATAACCCTTCTTCAAAAGCCGCTGAATCATCTCCCATTGCTCGGCAAAATGCTCCGTTGCCGGTTGGCCATTCTTCTTGAAGAACCGCACCCCTGGCCGCTTCAGCTCAATGAACAAGCCGTGATACCCTTTCCTTGGCTCAAAGATGAGAAGGTCTGGTATCGCCCTGGACGAGCGGAGTTTAGCGGTTTTCACGGCAAGGCCCATTGGCAATCGGATTCCCGATAGGTCAGAAGTGAATATCGCTTGTGGGTAATTGAGTCGGATGTAGAGGCATAGGCTCTTTTGGAGGTCGTATTCGGATTGTACGGGGACCTTTGGGCTTGGGCATTTCTTCATTCTTTGTTAGGTCGTTGTCGTTGTGTATCGTTTGCCAAAGACATTCCTCACCCGGTGAGAGAAAGGCTTAGAGCCTTTCTTCTCGTCCGAGATGATTAGAGCGATAACAAACACGAGCGACACGAACACGAAGATGAAGCCGAATGTTATCCAAAGCGGAGCAAAGCACCACATCCAGGTCAGCCCTGAACCTGGCAACAACAACTTCACCACGCACAACACCGCTGAGAGCAATATCGGCCATTTTGCAAATACCCCCATTAGAACGGCATATCGTCTTTAGGGGCAGGAGCAGCCGCTTGAGCCGAATTAGGCTTCCAGGTGTTCAGCTCGGCATTGTGGGTGCCATACTTGTCGGCTTCACGCTTCGGCCAACAGGCAATACGGACATAGCCCTTTTCGTCCCGATGCTCTTGGAGGAAGGCGATGAACTGATCCACATTGCAAGACATCTCAAACAACTCCTTCCCGGAGATGATTTTCTTGTTAATGTAAATCCCCTTTGCGTACACTTTTTGATTTGATTGGTTTGACATTTTTTACGATTTTATGGTGTGGTTTTTGTTTGCGGTACCCTCTTTCTTCAACTCGTCTATACCTATGGGAGTACCATTCAGAGGCAGAGACCGTGTAATTCTTGGGATGCGAATACGCATCATAGCCCTCCTGATAAGCACTCACGAGGTGCTTGGTTTCAGTTTCTTTCATCTTCATCACTCGCTTGACAACATCTTGCTTGGTGACCAAAGGGGGCAGCGTGGATAGCCAATCCAACAATAGCTCTATCGGGGTTGATTTTCTTCGGAATCTCATTCTATGGAAGTCACTTTGATAACGACAGCCGACTCATACTCATCCATATTTAACATCGGCTTTATTCTGTCTTGCAACATTTGGTTCGCTATTTGAGCGGTTTCCCAAGGGCCAAAATACAACTCTGGCTCGGCCTTAAATTTCAGCAAGACAACATACTTGCTTTGGTCTTTTTTTATCTTGACGGACTGCTGGTCTTCAATCGCCTGGGTGATGGCTTGGACATCTCGTTCCGTGCCTCGGTAATCGGTCATAATATCCCTCTCAACCGCCCGAATTGAATGGATGATGGTGGAATGGTCTTGATTGAAGTATTGTCTTCCAATCGCAAGCTTGGGGATGTTGGTGTACTTGCGAATCATATAGCAGGCCACTTGCCTTGCGTGAACGACATCCCACAAACGGGTCTTGCTGAACAACTTGTCCTTGTGGATTCCGTAGTAATCCGATACAATGCCGATAATGTCTTCGGCCATCGTATGTTCAATCTTTCCTATCATTTGTTCTTGGGTTTTTTGTTGTCGGTGTTTTTTGCGATGACATCAACGAGAGAACCGCAATAGGGGCAATACGGACCGCCCTTGATGTCTATTTGCGCCTGGGTCACATCGTGTTGTATCAGGCCGTGCTTGTCGCACTTTCCAACGTATTTCATATCAAATTCAATAAAGGTCTTGGCACCAAATCGGGGTTTTCTCTCCCATATAGGCCCCCGATACGTTAAAGGAAAAGTATTCAATGGCCTCCTCGGCAGAACCAATCTTCTCTGCAAGAATGTCTATGCACTTGGACACGCTATAAATCAATACCATTGACTTTTCATCCACGCCTATAATGGCGCCATCCAATCCATCGGCCTTCAGGAATTGCTCGTCTGGATAGGTTTCAATAATTCGTTCAAGTAATGTCATCAGAAAGGTGCTTTTAGGGCTTGAATCTTCTCCTCAAAGGTAGGAATGTTTCCATTAAAATCCAACACTTTTGTGTATTGAAGTTTAATTTTCCCCATAGCGGTACCAATCTTCCCATTCCGATTCTTCCTCACAAGGATTTCAAGGAGGTCAATGAGTTCTTGCTTTTGAGGGTCGTGGTCTTCCATATACTCGGAAGGACGATACACGAACAAAATCTTGTCGGCATCAAATTCAAGTTGACCCGTTTCACGCAGGTCGCTCGGCTTGGGACGCTTGGAATCCCTCTGCTCCACGCCCCTGGACAACGATGACACCACACAAATCCAAATGTTGAGCCTCTTGCAAATCGTCTTGATGTACTTGGAGATGTTGGTCACTTGCTCAATTCGGGGCTTGCCTCGGTCTTCTGGTAGCGGAGAAATCAGTTGGAGGTAATCAATGTATGCCCCTTCAATCTTGTGCTTCTTGATGAGTTTTATCAACTCCAATTCCATCCGCTGAGGGTCAATGCCGGGGACATCCACAACGTGCAACGGTGCGCCTTTGACCTTATCAATGTGCTGAGAGATAGCGAGGAAGTCCTGACCGTTCATCCGTTCCTTGATGTCCAGGAAGACCTCTCCATCCACCTCGGCAAGGTTGGAAACCAATCGGGTCATCAGTTGCTCCGTGGACATCTCCAAGGTGAAGAAGGCCACAGGCTTTTTGTTCATCGCTTGGTTGAGAGCGTATTGCAGGGCCAAGGTGGTTTTGCCCATTGCAGGACGGCCACCCAGGATGATAAACTCCGAAGGCTTGAAACCCGTTATCAGGCTGTCGGTGTTGTGGTGGAAGGTTCGGGTGATGCTGTTGTCCTTCGCTCCCGTAATCACCTCGTTGAGGCCCATCATAAAGCCCAAGAGTAATTCGTGAACCTCGGTAGCAATCGGGTCGGGGTCTAAGGACTTGATGTCTTGGATTTCCTTGTAGAGGCGATCAACATCCTGGTGCTTGAGAAAGTCAATCTTGGTCTTCTCAATTTGGTCGTGGATGTACCGGCAATGCAACTCGTACCGGTACACCTTCCATCCATCGTGAGAATAAAGCCCTGAGTCAAGGCTTGCGAGAAACACCACATCGGTGGGGACATTCATCTCAATCATCCGTGAACGGACGGTGAGCGTGTTGATAGGCTTGTCCTCGGCCCGAAGGCTCCGAATGGCTTTAAAGGTATTCTTGCGGATTCCTTCATCAAAATACTCTTCTCGGAGTTGGAGGACTATATCCCCCGGCTTGATGATTTCGCAGATGAGGATGCCGAGGAGTCGGTCTTGGTATTCAGCGTACAATTCCGCTGGGAGGCGTGTAAAATCGGAGTGGTTGTTCATCGTTTTGGGTTGAATGGTAGGGTTTGTGTTGGGAATGGCCTCCAGGCTGCGTAGGAAGCTCGTCATTGAACGCTTTATGGGTTAGGTATCTTACGGGGTCTTTGCGGAACTTACGCTCTCTGTGAGCCTCTAAATAGGTCGGAAGGGTATTGCGGATTTTCTCAATCTCTTCATCGGTCAGTTTGAACCAAGCGAGGATGGCTTTGTCCTTGCCGACCTTCTTGTCGTAGAAGTTCCAAAAGCCTTCAAACATAGCCATCATTTCCTCTTGGGAGTGTTTAGAGTTCCTGCGGATGTTTTTGTTGGAGTATTTGGACGTTCCCTTCTCTTTTTCCTCCCCCACACCCCCTCCTTTATCTCTACCCTTTAGAGTGTTTAGAGTATTAGTATTGTTTATATGTATAGAATTGTCTATATAATTATATATATATAGTAGGTTTTGTTGAAAAATCAAGTTTTCTCGCTCAATTTTATCCACATAATCCTCCAGGTCTTTGACATACTCGTCCTGGTCAAGGTAGCATTCGGGGTTGGGTCGCATTAGGGTTAGGGGTTTATCATTAGAAAGACTGCAACTCCGACTTGACATTATTCCAAAATTCAAGTGCCTCATCTTTTTGTGCTTGATACCAATACTGGTGAGTTGCTCCACAATCATCCCAATCAGCATGGTTTGGGTCTAATGGTCTTGCGCTTAGTATTTCTTCAACCGCTATCAAAGCACATCGTTTAGCTAAGTCGTTAATGACAAATCCGTTAATACTGTATTTTGCACTTAACAACTCCTTTAAGTAATAGTGCATCAATTCCTTTGCTTTTTCTTTTGGTTTCATGGGTTTGGGGTTTGGTTGGTAAGGTTATAGGCTGACGCTGGGGGAGGTTTGGTAAGAATAGAGGCTGACGATTTGTTCACGAATGAGTACTTTCCCGAACAAGATATAACCCATTTTTTTCATCATAAGTGACGCTCTCGTTTGGTATGATTTTTACATCATTAATTGACACTTTGCAAGGTTCACTTAAGTAGCGGATAGATTCATTGTCGCTTTCGTGAATGACACCTGCTTCGCAAAATTTCGGGTTTATTCCCTTTGGTTGAAAGTATATCGTTTTCATGCTATGGGCTGACGGATTAATCATTCATTATATGCGATAAGGGTGCTTATTGACCGATTTCTCATTCATTGTATCCGATTGCATATTAAACGTGCGTTCGCGTTTCCGAATCCCAAATGGCACTCCATTTGAAATTCTTCCAGCTGTCCTTCCATAAAAGTTTAAACTTTTCTATGATTTTTGCTTCAAAACTTTTGGCCTCTTCCAAGGTGTCAAAGTCCTCCTGAAAATCATTCATCCCTCCTTCAGGATAATAGGCATCACCTGCAAATACTAAGAATCGTTTCATATGCTTAAGGTTTGATTGGTAAGGTTATAGGCTGACGGTGGGTTCACGAATGAGCGAGTTAGCGGTCAGTTTGCACATAAGCCTTGCAATTCGTGCAAAATACTGGGAATAATGAATCCCTTTCCGTTTCGGCATTTCTGCAAGTGCAAACCGAACTGCTAACAAGCGGTTGGCTCAATTTTTCAAGTTCAGTTACATAATCAATTAATTTGTAAAATTCATCAAGTGCCAACCCTTTTTGGTAGAAGTCAAGCTTGACGCCTCTTATCTGTGCTTTTAGGTTTTCAATTTCTGGTTTCATAGGCTTAAGGTTTGAAATAGTTTGTACGCACCACACGAATCGGTCAGGGTCTTCATCTGCGGCCCGAATCCGTTGCTACGGGATAGCACATACTCACAAGCATCCCCCTTGGCCCGCACCTCAATCACCCTCCAGGGGCGGTCGTTGGTGCAGGCCGTGAGCAGGAATAGGAGGAGGATGGTTCGCATTTAGGCTCTTGATTGATACCTTGAAAGCAACTCAGCAACACGCTTGTTGGCTTCCTCGGCTTTCGCCAGAAGGTCTTTGAGGGTAGCGTCCATTTCGTTGGTATTCTGAACGATGGCTCGCTTGGCCTTGAAGGTCTTGAAGACCGCTTTAATCTTCACGCTTTGCTCGTTGATGCACTTATCAATGTCCTGTTGGGTAGGAACCTTGTTGAAATCGGAGTAATACAGCGACTTGTTCTGCCCTGGACGAGAGCCTTTGGTGATGATGCCTTGGTCACGCATTGTCAGGTAGAAGGTGCGACCCACATTGTTGTCGGTCATAATCTTGTTGATGTCAAGGTTCCTGACTCCATTGAAGGAGGCGGTCCAAATCATCCAGAACGCTTTGACCTTGCGGTTGTAGCGGTCTTGCTCGGAGCCAAATACCTTTGGCTTGGCGGGGGCGTAGCGGGTCTTGGGTGTTGTTTCAAATAGATTCGTGTTCATTGTTTTGGGGGTTGGGTTTGTGATTTGACGGAATTGTTCTAAGGTCATTTTTTGATAGGATGGGTGCCAAAAGGTAAATTTTTCCTCGGTGCCACTCCAATAATAACTTGAATCTGTTGGGTGCTTTGAAAGCAACAGCATTCCTTCTCTTAGGTCAGGCCATCCGCTTCCTTTAGTTTTCGTTCGCCACCACGGCTGAAGTTCTTCGCGGTTCTCTTCGGTTACAGGGATGTACCATTTTTTTGGATGTGTCATTTGGTTTGTGGTTTAGGGTTTAAGGGTTGGTTAATTAAGGTTGGGTAAATCATCAATCGTGTTGCCTTGGTTGGCTTCGTGTTCTTCGGTGCATTCCTGCAATCCACGCTGGTAATCAGCGTCCCTCTGCTCGGCTTCACGGGCCAAGCCTGCTTCCAGGGTTTCGGTAAGGAAAAACTCACCGTTGCTCCTTTCCATATCTTCCAATTTGCGGAGGCGCAATTCCTTGATTAGCCATTCCATTGCGGTCATATTGCTCATTATTTGAAGGTTATTGCGATGGACGATTTGGTGGCCTTGGCTTCGCACACGGGGATTTCTTCACCGGTGTTAGGATCCACAATCATTGACTTGCCTGCCTGCCTGAACGCAAGCTTCAGCAGTTCTTCTCGGTCTTTGAGGGCCGCTTTCATCTGGGCGTATATCGGGTCTTGGTCGCAGTTCGGGCCGAGAGAGCCTTCCCTTATCTGAACACTCGCTCCGTAAACATCAAAGGACTTGCCGGGATGCTTGGCGGCCTCATCAGCAACAGTTTCTTCCGTCTGCTTGATAACGGCCTCAATCGCCTTGTGGATGGCTTTGAGTTTGATGTGGGCTTCCAGGGCATTGATATGCCCTTCGTTGATGCGATCCACCAGGTTGGTGGTTAGGAGTGCGATGTCGGCCTTGCCGACATCACTCCTGGGTATAGATACGAGTTCCATAATTAACGATTTTTGAAAAATTCAATCCCCTTGCGGTACCGCTCTTCAGTCCAATCCTCGGTCGGGGCAAACCGTGGGTCGTTGCGTTCTTGGTCGGTGGCCTTCACCGCACGCTCCAAGATGTACTCTTGGTGAATCTTTTGCAGACCGGCAGGGATGATGATGGGTGCCGTGGTGCGGGTCTTGGTTGGAGGAGCCACATCGTTCTTTGGTGGGGCTTGATAGGGCTTTGCAGGGATGACAGGTGCGCCGTGCTTGCCTTTGTAAACATCAATCCCAATCCCAATCCAAGATGCGATTTTGGTGATCGCATCCGTGGTCGATCCCTTCGCTGCATCGCCCATATCATCGTTCGTGGAGGATGCTATGCACTCGTAATAGATGCCTGCGGATGGGATTTCAAGGATGGTCTTGGAGAGAGCGGTGTATTCGGTGCGCTCCCTGCCAGAGGATGTTGTCTTGACGATGACGGAGATTGGGGCCAAGAGTTTAGTCTTGACCATCCACTCCCCAACACCAAAGACTTCATTCAGTCGCTCGGTGACGAAGATGCCCTTGATGGTGGACATCCCGGTTCTTGTTGGGTGGGCCGAAATTGCTTCGGGCGGTAGAGGCTCGGCTATCTTGCGGAGTTGCTCTGATGTGAGGTTTTGTTTCATGGTTTGGATTTAAAAGCGTCAAAGATTTGGTTGAATAAACCAGCCCAAGGAAATCCCAAGGCGTGGCATAGATTGATGCACTCATCAACGGTTAGATGAATGACAACAATTTTCTCGGTCAAGGCTTTTATCAAGTCCTCTCCAATGGTTGGGTACTGCTCTTTGAACTCAAGGAGCTTCTTGTACTCCGCTGCGTTCATTTGTTGTAATAGGTTCATTGTTTAGGGTTTAGGGGTTAAGGATTAAAGCGAGAATGAATCGGCCAAAGAATGCAATTCCCAGCATCGTGGTCAGCATAATGTAGCCCGTGGCAATGGCGGCCTTTATTTTGGCCTTGGCTTCGTGTGTCATAAGATTAGGGTTTAGGGTTATGAACGAAAGTGTGAACAAATATAGTGGGTCTTACCCTGCTTGCGCCACCTTGGAAAAATTATTTTCAATAATTTTATTGACATCCTTTTTCTTCCCAATCCCGTGGCTCCATTGGTACACATAATTGCGGTCAATGTTGAGGGTTCGGGCGATTTTGTCAATGCTCGTCTTGTTCCTCGTCATTAAGAGCCTGCGATACTCATCATCTCGGAGGGGCATCGTGAGGTCGGGCTTGGTCAGGCAGGCCTTGATTACTCTTGGCGATGCCGGTTGATAATCATCGCAAATCAATTTGAAGCAGGCATCAATCGCATCAAATTGCTTGATCCTCGTGACGCCTTCTCTCCACCAGAACACGGTGGATATGGACACCTCGCACTCTTTAGCGATTTCGTCCAGGGTTAGGCCCATGCGCTTCATTAGGATTTTGATGGCTTCGGGCCGGGTAACGGTTTGTTGTTTTGGTTTCATGGTTTGGTTTGGGGGTTGGTTATTGGGGTTATTAGTATAATAAGCCGATTCAAACAAGCAAGTTCTGCTTCTTCGTGAGTGTCACAATGGTACACTAAAGAGGATTGAACAACAGCGTTGTAATGGCCGTTGTCATACTCAATAAAGTGCCTTAATCCGTGCTTCTCTCTAAACCATCTAAATGCTTGTGAGTAGGTTGGTGCTGTTGCAAATCCTTCTCTTACTCTTTCATCCCTATCTGAATTTTTTGCCTCCTTGAAAAACCAAAGATTTACATTGTCTTGATTTGAATAATAACCACCAAAACAAGGTTCATCAAACCCAAGCTCTTTGAGTGCAAGGGCTTGCTCGTAGGGGATAAATTCGTTTTTCATTTTATTTGGGTTTAGGGGTTAAATGGCTTTTTTTGCGTCCAGGTAGCGGCCGTACAAGGCCCAATCAATCCTGAATGGGGACTTCACCTCGGAGTAATCCGGCTTTATACTTCGCCTGCACGCTCTCTTTATGTGCCTTAGCCAGCTGGCGAGGGGTTCCTGGGATGTAGGGTTCAATGATGTCAAATTCATGGTAAAAGGGTTTAAGGTTTTTTTCAATGTAAACTCGTAATCGCACTTGTTTTCTTCGGGTGTGCTTTACCGGTCTTCGGTTGTTCTCAGCGGCCTTCAGCAGTTGGTTGATGACGGCCAAGGGATAACGAAGGGGCGCATCCCGAACTTTCGTCACTCCACGGGCCGTCACCGTCACCGAAGGCAAATCAAGGCAATGCCTCACGGTCTTGTAATTCCAATTATTCTCGTTGGCGATCCGCACGATGTCACCGGCGGCCAGGTGCCTGCGAAGGTCATAGACCAACACAGGGGGCAATGGGAACCAAGGGCCAACCTCTGCACGCTTCACGCCATTGCTCATCTTCTTGTTGCAGAAATACTTGTTGGCCAACTTCATCTCTCCCTTGGCGGCCTTGTAAAGGTGATAGTCAACAATCTCCCGGACCTTGCGATGCACCACCTTGAACGCCAGAGAGCCTTCCAAATCGGCTTTCCTCAAGGCGATGAGCAGTTGGTTCGCTTCGTCAAAATCAAGGCGTATATCGCCCTTAATGCCCTTGGAATTGTGCATCTCAGTTCTTGGTCTCAGCCTTGAAATTCGTTGTCGTAATCAGCTCCTCGGCGATGGCGTACCAATCAATGTTCCCAACGGCCAGAATCGTCAAAGCCTTCAGTTGCGGATCCTTAATCGTTTCGGCTTGGGCCATATAGTAATTATCCATCATCAACGACAGTTCTTCGGGGTCAGTCAACGACTTGGCCTTGTTCTTCCAAATGTAAAAATCAAGGGAAATCGTCCTTCTCCTGGATGGCGTGGACATAGCAAGCCCATCGGTGAGGGCATCATCGTCAAAGGCGGGCATCGTTAGTTCTCTGAGGCGAAGATGTTGTCAAAGGAATCTCGCTCGTCATCCCGGACATACTTCTTGTGGATGGCGTACCAATACTGGTGGCCTTCGTCCGTGGAATCCCAATGAAAACTGTGCAGGGCCTCGTCAAGGCTATCGTTCGTGCATACATCGTCAGCATCGTGGGGGATTTGCTTGGGGCCGATGTGTTGCATTTGGATGGCAAAAATCGCTGAGTTTGCGATGGGTTCGGGAAGCCTGGACTTCAATACTTGCTTGATCGTCATGGTTTGGGGGTTTTGGTTAGGGGATTAGTTGATATTTGCGTCCGTTGTGTTCGATGATTTCGGGGGTGCGGTTGTCAAGAATTATACCTTCTGAACACTCATCGTATATAAGATTGCCATCCGAATCGTATTCACGCTTACGCCAGCGTCCATCATAAACTTCTAAGTATATATCGTTGCCAATTTTGTCTTTAATTTTAAGGCTGCCATTGGTCTTGAAGTCCCATTTCAGCCATTGGCCTATTGTTTGTCCGTCTTTCATGTTAGGGGATTTAGATTAAGATTTTGGTGGATTCGCTAATTAAACGGTAATCGCCAGGGGTAACATCGTCACCCTCGTCAAAGACAAATACTTGCTCCTCAACGATGGTATAGTCAATCCCAGGGCCGGGAAATTCGTCAACCTCGTCATGGCAATAAATGTAATTATCAACCTGGCCATCGTCATCGCAAGTGAAAACATTTTCGTTGCGCTCGTTGGTCTCAGGGTCAAACCAAACATTCGTGATCGTGTAGTGGTAGGCGGTCTCTTGGTTCATTGTTTTAGGGTTTAGGTTATTACGGTCCATTAGGACCGTTTCGGCCTTATGGCCTCGTCAGATAACCGGTGCAATCTTTTTGGCCCATTCGGGGTATTGATCGGTCCAAAGAGCGATAATTGACTCATCGTCAAACTCGTCAATAATACGGTTAAGTGTTGGGGCCAAAATACACACTTGATAGGGGCAATCTATTTGTCCTGTTGTGTAAATAACCGCCTCAACCGTGTCGGCATTGTCGTTGGGTAGGACGATCGGGGTTCTCTCAATTATTCTCATTGTTTTAGGGTTTAGGGTTTAGGGGTTAATTAAATCAGCCCTGTATCGGCGAAGGAAAAGTAAGACGTACTCGTCAAGATAACATGGTCAAACAGCTGAATGTCAAACATGGCCAATCCGTCTTTTATTTTCTTGGTAATAGCCTTGTC